TTTTTTTGCAGAACAAGGACTTTGGTTCCGAGAATACCCAAAGGTATTCTCGTGGTTCAAAGGACGATGTTATGTGAAAAAAATATAAAGTTTTTGTTACTGGTTTAGAGTCTTTTTACTATAAATCTACTTTAAAGCAGTCCCAAAGCTTCGTCGAAAAACTCCCCGAAACCGGAGGTTTTCTTAATGAGTTCTGAAATTAAGTATATGGCAGCAGCTTATAGCCGTGCCAGCAAAGATGACATTAACAGCGATACTATTGAGAACCAAATTGATATGATTCATAACCACATTAAGTCAATGCCGGATATTTGTATAATATCCGTTAGAAAGGACAAAGGGTATAGCGGAGTTAATTTTCTTCGCCCACACTTTGAAAAAATGATGGAAGATATAAAGGCCGGCAAAATAAATTGTGTGATAGTTAAGGATTTGTCGCGCCTTGGCCGCAATTATTTAGAAGTAGGCGAATTGATAGACATAATTTTCCCACTCTATAATGTTCGGCTTATCGCTGTAAATGATAATTACGACAGTATAAGGCCGCGAAATGACTTAGATGATATTCTGCTGCCGATTAAAAACTTGATAAACGAGTATGCGCTTCGAGATTCATCGAAAAAAATACGTTCAAGCTTAGATAATAAGCGAATGAACGGAGAATTTGTAAATGCTTTCGCTCCTTATGGCTATAAACGTGATGAAAACAATAAGCACAGGCTTGTTATTGACGATTACGCCGAAACAGTAGTTCGCAACATATTCCGTATGAAGATAGAAGGCCTCAGTATGCAGAAAATTGCTGTTATGCTGAATGAGGCCGGTGAACTGTCACCGGCTGATTATAAAGAACGGGCAACAAACTACAAAAGCACGTTTAAGAAAAAAGAACGGGCTTCTTGGACTGCTGCATCTGTAAGGCGGATTCTCGCAAACCCTGTTTATACCGGCGTATTAATACAAGGCCGGCATACAACGCCTAATTATAAGGTAAAGAAAAAAATTGCCAGGCCGGAGAGTGATTGGCATGTCATACTTGATTCTCATGAACCCATCATAAGCCAATTGGAATTTGAGATTTTGAGCGGATTGCTTAAACAAGACAACCGTGCGGCAAATAATGCAAATGACATTTATCCTTTATCAGGCTTTGTATATTGTGCTGACTGCGGCGACAGCATGATTCGCCAGAGATCCCAAAAATGGGTTTATCTTGTTTGTGCTTCAAGCAGAAAAAAAGGCGGCTGTACATCCCATTGTATTCAGGTTCAAAAACTCGAAAGTGCAGTTTTGGAATTTATCAAACAGCAAATAAAACTTTCTATTAATATAGAAGAATCTTCGGAAATAGCGAGGATACTATCAAGCAAGAAAAAAATTGACGAGGCAAATCTCAACACTCAGCTAATTGACCGTAAAAACGAAATTAAATCCTGTGAAATCTTTAGAAGCTCACTTTATGAAGATTATAAGAGAGAAATCATATCGAAAGAAGATTTTGTAAAGTTTGGTAAGTATTATAAAGATAGGATAACTCAGCTAACGGCAGCTGTGGAAAAACTTCGAGAAGATGCCGGTTTGTTGATGAGCAAAGATTCCCCCTATATGCAATGGCTGCAACATATTACGGGGTTCGAAAATGTAAGTAAATTGAACCGGTATATTGTGGTGGTTTTAATTGAACGCATAGAGGTATTTAGTGGGAAGCGTATCTTAATCAAGCTGCGATATCAAGATAAGCCGGTAACTGTTCAAGGTATGCCAGGCAGCCTGATTGCCGGGAGAGCAGGTGCGGAGGATGCCTAGAGTAAGCAAAAAAAATAAAAAAGTAAACAATGTGCAATCCAAAGGTTTGCATATTTACAGGACGGCAATCTATGTACGTTTATCGGTTGAGGATGAACGTAAAGCAGACAGTGATTCTATCGGAACTCAAAAGGCCATGCTGGAAAGATTCCTGCAGACACAGCCTGATTTGCAGTTGTATGATGTATATGAGGATGTTAATTATTCGGGCACAAACTTCAACCGGCCGGGGTTTATAAGGCTGATGAGAGACATTGAAGCCGGGTTAATTGACTGTGTGGCAGTAAAAGATTTGTCGAGGCTGGGCAGAAATTATAAGGAGACAGGGCACTACCTGGAACGTATTTTTCCCATTTGCAAAATAAGGTTTATAGCAGTAGCAGATAATTTTGATACGCTAACATCTTCAATTGATGAAAGCAGTTTGAGCGTGCCGCTTAAAAACTTAATGAATGACATTCAAACTCGTGATATATCAAGAAAAGTTAAGTCAAGCTTTAATGCTAAACAAAAACGAGGCGAATTTTGCGGCGTTTTTGCGCCTTATGGATATATTAAAACCGGACCTGCGCTTGTTATTGATGAGGAAGCTGCACCTATCATAAAAATGATTTTTGGGTGGCGCTTGGACGGAATGGGAATTATGGCAATTGCCCGGAAATTAAACAGCATGAAAATTCTTCCGCCTAGCCGCTATCGCTTTCAAAAAGGGATAACCAAGGCGAAAAAACATGGGCAGACTCAATATTGGCATAAATCCGCCGTCAAACGTATATTGGAAAACCCCGGATATATGGGCAATATGGTGCAAGCGCGGTATAAGTCCAACTTAATGAATGGCGGCGGAATCATCAAAACAAGTAAAGATGAATGGATTACTGTGGAGAACACACATCCTGCAATTATTGACAAGGATATTTTTTGTGCCGCACAGAAGATAAACAGCGAAAGAACTGTGAATATGCCAATTACTAAAAATAGCGAAGAATGTAATAAAACTGCAAATATTTTCAAAGGATTGATTTTTTGTGGAGATTGTGGAAAGCATATGTGCCGCTTGAGCCGAAGGGATAAATATACATATGCGTGCTATGTTTACTCTTATGTTGACAAACATGCCTGCACAATGAAACCTTTTAGGGAAGCAGAATTAAAAGAAGCTGTATTTTCTGTTATTACCGCACAAATTAAATTTGCCTCCAATATGAGCCAAGTGATTTCGAAAATGTACAAGCAGACGGACAATCGGGGGCAGGTAAAAATCTTGTCAGGAAAAGTCAGCGCCCTGCAATACAGGCTTGATGAAATTCAAGGTTTCAAAAAGTCAATGAGTAAGGATTTTGCGGAAGGTTTTTTGCTTGAAGAAGATTACTGCTTAATGTTTAAGGATTTTGACAATGAAAGTGAGAAGATTTTCAATGAACTTGGCCGCCTTGACAAAGAAAAGCTATGCCATGAAAAAACACTTTCCAAGAAGAATGAAGGGCTTGACGCATTTCAAAAATTTGTAGAGGCAAAGTACCTCACAGCTCAAATGTTGGCTGCGCTTGTCCGGCGAATTGATATATACGGTAGCAATAGGCTTGAGATAACTCTGAATTATCAGGATGAGTTTGAGGCTATACAAGAGTATATAAGCAATATACCTCTTGCGTAACCTATGTTGAAGCAATTTTTTCAAGAGAAATTTGCGTAGCAAATTTTCGACGGTAATGTAGAAAATAAGCTGAAACGGCGCTCAATCGCTCTATGAATACAGGTTGTTAATATCGGCGAGGGTGATGATATGATTAAACGAATTGATGCATACCTGCGATTGTCGCGAGACGATGATGATTTAAAAGATGAAAGCAACAGTATTACAAATCAGCGTCGCATCATCATGGATTATGCCGCTTCTGTGGAAGGCTTGAAAAATGCTGCTGTTGTTGAACATGTTGATGATGGATATAGCGGTACGAATTTTAACAGGCCCGCCGTCACAGGGCTCATTGAAGCAGTTTATAAAGGTGAAGTACACTGTATACTTGCTAAGGATCTTTCAAGATTAGGCCGCACCTATCTTAATGTTGGCAAGTTAATCGAGGTGGTCTTTCCATACTATGGTGTGAGATTTATCGCAGTTAATGACTGCGTTATAATAGGACTAAGTTAGAAAACCCAGTAAACATCAGGGGTTTCACAAACTTAGTCCTATTTTTTTACGCCCTTTTTCAAAGAAAAGTTAGCAGTTTTCAAATCGAAAAAGGGCAGCACACAAACAATAGCGGTCTTGACCGCTATACCATAAATCAGAGAGGGGAGATTATCAAATGCAATGGATAAGTGTAAAGGACAAGCTGCCGGATGAATTACAAGCTGTTCTTGTACATGGCGAACATGATAACGAGTATTACCGGGGCTTTGGGGTTACGTGGTTATCTAATGGACGTTGGATAGGAAATATCCACCCTGTTACCCATTGGATGGAATTGCCACAAGCACCAAGCACCAAGCACAGAGTTAGAAATACATGCTAAAGGCGAAAAACTGGAAAAATTCTATGTTCGTGCAATAAGAGGTTCTATTATTACGAGTGAAATAGAGCTTGCAAAAAACAAAGCGGATGCGGTTAAAAGATATACAAACCGTCCTCTACAAACACAAGGGGTAATCCTGTATGTAGAAAACGAGTACGAGTACAAAAAAGCACGGTCTTAACATTATCTATCAAAAGAACAAGATTTTTGCTTATAAAATGCCGTACAGCAATGAGCAGTTGCGGATGCTGAAATACAAAACCAGATAAGGAGCAGAGTTATGACAAGAGTAAAATTATCGTGTAAAAGCTGCTATGGGCTATTTGAAATATCTAAAAGCTACTTCAACGGCGAAGATAACCCCAGGTTTTGCCCGTTTTGCGGAAAGGAACAGATTATTAACAAGGGTGAGTATGAAGTAGCAAAGATAGAAGTAGATAAAAAAGCTCTTGTTGAAAAGCTGCTTGTGGACTTGATTATATCTGCCAGGGAAGTCAATAACAGCGCAGAAAGACAAGACTGCAACCGCAATCATACCAATTATGGCATAGCATCAAAATGTGCAGATATTCTTAACTTCCTTGATGAAGATATTGACATAGCTTGCTGGCAGGATGGGGATTATTTGAAAATCCCGAAAGTAACCATCAACGGCAAAGTAACGGAGTACCACAATGGCAAATAAATATCACAATCTCATCAAGACACAATGCACAATTCAAGGAATTTTAAGGAGGACAAGCATTATGAACCAATACGTATTAATAGGAACATACCCGCAAGGAAACAAGAGAGCATATGTAGTAATGGCAAACAGCTACAGCATGGCAATTCAAAAATTGTTGGCAGAAACCAAAGAGAGTTTTATAAACATAGAAGTAATCGACACCTACGGAAGCCTGTCAGCAATCGGGGCGGCCGCCCTTATGGGAAATGAAACAAACATATATCAAAATGTAGCCGAAGCAATGGAGATAATACGTCGCCATATGGACGAGTACGAAATCAAAGATGCTCTTGATGAGCAAGGCGAAGCTACAGATGAATTTCATGCAAGATTCAACAGCTTCTTCAATGCTTTCAGCAAAGATGCCCAAAATGCTCTGCTCTCTTTATTAGGCACAGCAAAAGGAATGATTGATATATTAGAAAAAGCCGGGCATGACTGCCTGTAAACGACTGTAATAAATAATTGAATAAATATGAATCAAGCAAATATGAATAGCCCACCGCATAAAAGGAGGTCGGCATTATGCCAAGAGAGGTAATACGCTATCTATCTACACATCCATCAATATTCGTTGGTAAAAAGCCTGTAGCCGTCATAATCGGCAGCGAACGGATACCCACGCCAACGTGGAGAAAGGTGTATAAAGAAATACTGCAACATTGCATCCAAGACCCTACATACCATCAAATGCTTATGGATTTAAGGGGTAGGATAGCGGGGCAGCAAAGGGTTTTTATTTCAGCCAGTCCCGATTCTATGACACGACCCCTGGAAATATGTGAGGGTATGTACGCCGAGGTACATTACGGCTCTGAAACCCTTATGCACATTTTAACCATAAGGGTGCTTAAACCGCTGGGCTATGATTATTCCAATATCAAAATAATTACAAAATAGGAGTGGCGCTTATGAAGTTTAACAGCAAAAGTTATTTTAAGAGTTTTCTAAAAGAAAACCTCATACCGGAAAACGCATATGAGATTTACGAAATTTTTGAGGTATTAGGAATCGGAGAAGAACCTCTTTTCAAGAATTGCTGCAAGTTCCTCGGTATCACAAGGGATAAATTTCTTGATGGTTTCAACTGCTTTGCTGAATTAAGCCGAATAGATGAGGATTATGGGCTTACAGAGCTTGCGATGGCAGAAAAATTCGGAAAATTAATTTATTACGAGGGTGAAGATGAAGCTGAGGATAAGGGCGATGGTGATGGTGAGGATTTTGACGAATCTGAAAAGTCCGGTTATGAAATGGTCGAGAGTACGGAGATAGACAAGACAAATCCTGAATATATCGAGTTTTGCCGGCAGCTATATCATGCAACAGTCCATGACCTTGTTGCAAGATATAAAGAGAAAGATTTTGATGATGCTACGCTTGTGTCAATCGTTGAAAAAATCGGAGCCTTCCATGAGAGAAGCAAAAATATGTGCCGCCGTACAGATGGAAGTCTTACAACGAACAAAGAAGATGAAACCGTAATTGAAAGAGAAGCGATTTATAACGAATTATCAAGCGTTTTAACTGATTACGAAGAAGGTAATACCACGGCAGACGATTTATATTCAATGCTCATTAAAATTCAAAATAGCTGGGAATATCCTATAACGGCTCAATAAAGCCAAGTTTGGTGATAAAACCAGATTAAGAGAATCAGAAATCGGGAGAAAACCAAAAAATGTAAAGCAATAAAAATCGGAGGGATTGGCATGGACTATTTGAAACCCATGAGCGACTGGTGCATGGCGAAGGATTACAATGGAGCGGAGAGGTTTGCTGACGGAAGCAGACCTCTGATGGCAGAAATCAATGGCTGCGATATTATTATCAGCGGATATGATTTGAACCGCAAGGATGAAAGAGTTTGGGTATATGTTAGCTTTGATACCGAAGATTGGATTGTGGGTTTAACCGACAACAAGGCAAAAGGCATAGAACTGGGCGAGCTTATTGCCAAACATATAAGTAGTGGCATAACTAAAGAAGAATTTGTAAAATTCTTTAGAGGTCTTGGCTTCTCAGAAATCAAGGCAGAAGGATTTGAGGTTGGAGAAGATGCAGATGTGTAAGTATAGCAAACAAGGCATGATTGCCTAACGGGAGGGATTCTATGAAATCTACATTACATGTTGTAAAGCGTTCAAACGGCTGCTATGGGATATATGTTGACGGCAAACTTGTAAGCAATTCGTTTTTAACAGACACGGCAGAAACGCTCATAAATCTTGTTTTAATTAGAGCAAGTGAGCTAAAAGAGCGGCCGGACATAATTTTTACTGATGATGATACAAAATTTCAAAGCAATTTACCAAAATTGGAGGATTACTTATGTGCAAAACAATCTCAATCATAAACCAAAAAGGTGGTGTCGGCAAAACCACCACTTGCATAAACCTAGCCGTATCTCTTGTTCAGCTTGGTAAAAAGGTCTTGGCTGTCGATTTAGACAGCCAAGCTAACCTTACAATGGGTATGGGTTATGACAATCCTGATGAAATACCCATAAAACTTGCGGATTTGCTACAAGCAGAGATTACAAAACGGACAAGCGGGCAAAGGTCTGATGCTTATAGCAATAGCAAAGATTTCATCCTGTCTGCCCACGGCGTAGACTTCATACCGTCAAGCCTGGATTTAGCAGGGCTTGAATTGGTGCTGATGAACACAATAGGGCGTGAAACTGTACTTAAATCTTTCTTAGAGCAGTTTAAGGCTGATTATGATTTTATTCTCATAGATTGTCTGCCCTCACTTGGGATATTCACAGTAAACGCCTTAACCGCATCAGATGAAATCATTATCCCTGTGCAAGCCCAATATTTTGGTGCTAAAGGTGTTGAAGCCCTTATGCAGAGCGTGGCATCCGTGCAAACATACCTTAACCCCAATCTAAAGGTACTCGGCATACTTATTACCATGCTGGACGGCCGGAGCAAATTTCAAAGAGAAGTTGGCGAAATCGTACATGAGAGTTTTGCGGAGTATACCAACATATTTAACACAGCCGTACCGTTATCTGTAGAGGTAAGCAAGCAACAGAGCCAGGGCTTGCCAATTGTTGCCATTAAACATAACAGAGTATCGGCGGCATACAATGATTTTGCAATGGAGGTATTGAGTTATGAGTAGCCCGTCTTTCTCACTAAAAAAGCCGCCGTCAAGTAGTGCCTTGTTTATGCCGACCACTAATGCTAACAATTCCGATGTGAGAAAAGGCGAAAATGTTGTATGCGTCAGTGCAGATAAAATAAGGCATTACCACAAGCATCCCTTTAAGCTGTATGAGGGCGAACGTCTTAACGACATGGTGGAGAGCATAAAGGATTACGGCATTTTATCACCGCTCATTGTTATACCGCTCCCGCCTGACGAACAGAACGGACAACATAAATATGAAGTAATCATCGGCCATAACCGTCTTGAGAGTGGTAAACTAGCAGAGTTGACGGAAGTGCCTTGTATAATAAGAGAAGGTTTGACGGATGAAGAAGTCGCTGTATTCGTTAGAATAAGCAACCTTCTACAGCGTGGTTTTTCTGACCTACCCCATTCGGAACGAGCTGAAGCACTTGCTTTATACTACGGTACAATCAAGCATCAAGGCCGGCGTACCGATTTAATAAAAGAAGTTGAAGCCCTTTTGTGCGGCGATATGGCTGATACTTCGGATAGTTCTCAAAACACAGATGATGGGACAAGCACTAAAACCCCACCGGGGAAAAAGTCAATAGATATTGCAGGCGAGAAATATGGGTTAAAAAGAAACTCCGTGGCACGTTATATTCGTCTGAATGGACTTATTCCAGGGTTTAAGGAATTATTGGACACAGAAGAATTGTCAATCCGTGCCGGAGTATCTCTTTCCTATATAAATGATGAGCGGCAATACACCATACTTAGCCAAATGCAACGATACGAGGTATGCCCTAGCATGAAGCAGGCAGAGCAGTTAAGACAGCTAGACACCGATATATGCACCAGTACGGAAAATAACAGCGAAATGTTCCTACTGGGCTGTGTTGATATTCTCTTAGGTAAAGGGGGTTACGATAAAGAACAAACGCCTAAAAAGACCATCAATTTCAAACTTGACCGCTTGGCTGTTGAATCCTACTTTAGTGAAGATGATACAGAGGAAACAATGCAGGAAACAATATTGGAAGCCCTGGCGTTTTATCATCAGCACCGTGACCGGTTAGGCAATTCGCAAGAACCGTAATAGCATGAAACCCAAGGACAACAGCATAAAAACCATGAAACCCTAAAAACACAGACAAGAAATTGGCCTGTGTTTTTTTGTTCATAACTATGTATGTTTTTCGCAATCAAAACTTACCCTTTATATTATTTCGTCAATGTGATATAATATTGACATAATAGTGGCTAAGAATTAAGGAGTGAATAACTATGTCAACTTTCATGCCGGATGTAAAACCCTCTACAAGCATACGCCATGACTATAACGCATTTTCAAAGCATTGCCGTGAATCACAAAACCCTGTCATGGTTACAAAAAACGGCGAAGCCGATTTGGTTGTAATGAGTGTTGAAACCTATCAAAAAATGATAGCAAGACAGAAATTAGGGCAGATGCTTAGTAAGGTAGATAGAGAAATTGCCGCAGGCACTCCTATGAGAGATTTTGAGGAAGTGTTTGTTTCTATCGAAAAGAGGATAGAAGATGCGTAAAATAAAAATCTCCGAAGACGCTTATCTGGATATTGAAATAATGTTTACGTATATATCTGAGGACAACAAAACCGCTGCTGAGAAATTACGCAAAAAAATCTACAATGGGATAAAAGAGCTTGCTGACTTTCCTTTCAAATACCCTATCGTCCAGGAAGAAGATGCGCCTGGTGCCGAGAGGGGCTATAGATACATGGTTGTGAATCCATACATTTTATTTTACAAAGTGTTGGACGATGCTATTATAATAGCCCGAGTATTGCATACAAGGCAAAATTGGCTGCATACGTTGTTTGGCTCTTTTGGCGGTGAAGATGACAGCACAACCGAATAAAACATACCAATTCACCAGACAATAAATAGCATAAGAAAGGAACCCATATATGAAACTATCTGCCGTTCCAGATGATATTGAATTATGTTTGCATATTGATGATGACCACCGGCATATGCAGTATTTTGGTACAGACGAGGATTATCCAGATTCAGATGATGACGAAATGAATACAGTCCGTGTCAGCATAGAAACCGATACCGAAACAATAGGGTATATGGAGCTTTACCTCTTATACGAAGATAGAATTGACAATATTGTAATGTTTGCCGATGGCATTGCGGGAGATGTTTACAGGGCTATGAGTACGCTTGAGGAAAATGGACTGCTTGAACCGTTTGACCCTGACAATGATTCTGTACTTGATATGCTTGATTCATTCTCAGGTGTTATTGTTCATCTCAATTATATTGCGGTGCGTGATGATTTTCGCAATAAAGGTATTGGCGGCTGGCTGTTTAGAAATCTGCCTAAAATATTATCACGTAATTACGGCGTAAAGCCAAGAATAATATCCACAACCATATGCCCCCAGTCTATATCATGGGGCAAATCAGAGCCGTCCTTCTTGCAGCCGGATGAAAATTCGCCCGCTGATGAAGCAATGCGCATCTTGATGGAGAAGTTATTTGTCAAAAATGGTTATCAGCGGTTAAATGAAACAGAGCATTTTTATGTGAAGCCGTCTAGTCTTTGAAGCAATGAGCAAATTGACGGTTTTGGGTAACTACTCCCCGATAGGTTCAAATAGCCAGGTTATTACGGCAGCAATTTAAGAACGAAATTATCCGAGGAATGATGAACATGGCAGCAAGCAAGAAAACTAAGAAAATAAACCGCAAAGCACGATTACGAAAAGCCAAGTCATGGGTGGCAACATATCAAGGCGCTGACCTTGTGGGAGCTTACGGCAAAAGATTCAAAGTAGACCCCATCTGCGCCCAAAAAGACCTGGAAGCTATGAAAGCGTCCACACCGGAACAGCTAAAAGAACTAAAACAGGCTCATAACATACGCAAGCAAAAAGAGCGTGAAGAAAAAGTAGCCAGACTTATGAAAAAGATGGAGAAACGTAAGATTGTCTACGAGATTGAAAACAAAGACCCCGACCCCAAAGCTATGCAACAAGCCTTGAAAGACGCTAAAGCTGCCGCTCCAAAGAAAAAGAACCCTAAACGCCGGTGTGAAAACTGCGGCCGAGCTATGCGGCAGCAATTTATAGGTTTGAAGCATTGTAGCTGTGGTACAAGCTGGAGCAAGGCTGACGGTTACTTCGAGCGAACGCCGGATATGGTCTTTGCGCTACAGCGTAAGGTTACTAAAAAAGGCAAGAACAGCATCAGAACAAAACAAGTGCCTGTTATTCGGTATAAAGGTACATGAACGGCAAAGAGCGTATGTTTCAACAAAAATAATAATTTTTAGCATAACTGCACGATTAACCTCTTAATATTGGCAGATAAGCTATATACAACGACCGTCCCGATTGATAAACCCATCAACTGGGGCTTTTTTTATGCCTTTTTTCAGCGAGTACAGCGGTTAAAGCAACAACAAAACTAAGATGTTTTTTGAAAAGAACACTAACAAGCATTAAATGTCAAACATTAAGTGTAATCAATGCAATTATCAAACAGCGGCAATATAACCGCCGCTCACGGAGCGCATTTGCAAAGCAAGTGCATCAAGACAAAGGAGATGATTCTTGAAAGAGTTAATAATCAACGGACATGTAATCACAAGCATATGGAAATCTGACAAAGCAAGCACCGACATCACAAACAACGAGAATCAAAACATAGCCCGTAACAGACAGGCTTACCGTGACCCTACGGCAAATACGGCTATAGGTAATATATTGCGTGAGGAACGTAAAGCAAAGAAAAAGAAGCAGCAGCAGACAGCTAATCATAAAAGGCAAAATTAATCCTTTTGTCCGATTAGGCAGCCCGGCCGCTTCTTTTTCTTTATAAAGCATTTATCAAAGTTATACAAGGCTTTTATAGAGTTACTGAGTATTTTCAAAAAGGAGAAGAATATGGCAAATATCTTTTACAACATAGAGCCAAAGGTTATAAACACCGAACTGGCCTGCTTAATCGGATTAAATGAAGCAATCGTATTGCAGCAGCTTCATTACTGGCTGGAGAAGAACAAGGCATCAGCCACAAACTATTATGACGGTTATTTCTGGACTTATGGAACGATACAGGAATACCGGGACAGGGATTTTAAGTTTTGGAGCTTTAACACAGTTAAGCGCACCATTACACGGCTTGTTGAGCAGGGATTTCTTATCAAGGGCAATTACAACAAAATGAAGCTAGACCAGACAGCATGGTACACAATTAACTACGCAGCCCTGGATGAATGGATTATCAAAAATACCCCTTCTCCTGATAGCGATTCATCATCACAAAGCACCGTGGAGCAAGCCGCTACACAAGATGCTCCAATGCAAAAGCCAGGCTGCATGGTTGAGCAGGACGCGAAGCGTCCGACCAGACCCAAAATGAGCCAATCCAATAGCTCAAACTGCCCTATTCCACCAGCCCAAAATGAGCTAATGGAAAAGCCCACATTGAGCCAATGCAACAGCCCACATTGCACTACTCCATCAGCCCAAGATGAGCCACTGCATCAGCCCATACTGGGCCATGCAATACCAGAGAATACAAAAGAGATTAATAACATGAGATTAACGAATAAGACTAACACACAAAGAACCGCCGCGCCTACGGCTAGGGATAAGGTTGAAATAATTGACCCTGCCGAACTGCTCTTTAACGAGTTTTGGAAGCTCTACCCACGCAAGGAAAGCAAGCAGCAAGCCAAAAAAGCATGGATGAAATTAAACTCTGACCAAGACCTCTTTAACCTGATTGCCAATGCCTTGGAGTATCGCAGTCAAACGAAAGAATGGCTTGCGGAGGGCGGCCGCTATATCCCCCATCCCGCCACATGGCTAAACGGCCGCAGATGGGAAGATGAACTAGACCCTCAAAAACTCTGCCAATCTGCCATTTTGGAAGAGCGATACAGCGGCATAACGATTGACGGCAAGCCCCTAGACCCTGTGCAGCGTAAGCAGATGGAGTATATCGAGAAGCAGATGCGCGGGCTGGCAAACAATGGGGAGATGTGATGAGCATGGGAGTAAACAATGCAATACAAGCTAACAACATATATCGGCATCATGAAAATACTTTTGCCGAAATCAAATGTGTAGAACAAGTGAAAAACATCATAAAACTGCCGCAAGAACTGCCCAAAAATCAATCTTTGAGCAGTATTCCAAAACAGCTTGCGGAAATAAATGATGCAGCCAAACTTATCCATGATGCCAAAGTTATTGGGGAGTGCTATAGAGTGCGTGTTCTGTTTGATACAGAAGCCTTAAAAAGCGATAAGGACTATATATCAATCATTGAAGATACATGGCTGAGAACATTTAAGGACACAGACCCCGAATTGCTGGAAGAAGCCGTGCAGGATTTTATTGTGTCCGATAAAAAGGGCTATCTGCCTAAACCCGGACAGATTGTGGAGCTTCTGGTTAAAGGTATTAAGGATATAGAGCGTAAACGGTACTGGGAGAACATTGAGCGTTTGGAAAGACAGCGTTTGTTTGCCGAGTACGGAATAAAAGATGAATGAAACAAAAAGGAGGTGCAGAGTGGCGGATTGTGTATTGAACCGCTTCGAGCTAAGTCAATACAGCCAGTTAAGGAGTCAGGTTATGCAACTGGACGAGGACATAAAAGATATTGAGAATGAGTTAGCGGAGCTTAATCAATGCTATATGAATATAAACCCTGTAATTACGGGTATGCCTAACGGCAATGAAAAGCGGGATAAAATAGCTGATTTCATTATCAAACTGGAAAAAGACAAAAACAGGCTTAATGCCGCGCTGGATTCGTTGATATTGGAGCGGAACACCATCAAATATAGGATGTATAAGATTTGGGCTGCCGTTAATCAGATACCCAACAAGCAGTTGAGGGATATAATAAAGTGGCATTTTATTGACGGACATAAGGTTGGAAAGATTGCCAAAGAAAACTTTATGACCCCAAACGCCATACAAAAAAGGCTCAACAGGTTTTTTAGGTGCGGAGCTAAAAATAGGAGGGGTTAGGCGGTGGTTATACTATGGCAATCATACCGGAAGATATGCGGCAAGCTGTACTACATACAGAGCCGAAACAGAGAAAGAATAAAAAGTGGCTGGTTTTACTAAAAAATGTCCACTTTTTAACCCCAAATGTCCGTTTATTTTTGATTCGGATATGTTATACTGTATGAGTGGAGTTTTACGAGAGCCGCCATCTGATGCGCTATATGTGCAGAGGTGGCGGTTTTGCGTTTCCGCAAATAAATGATAAGGAGATGGTTTTATAAACAGAAGCAAAATTTGGAGTGTACCGAGCATAGCCAATATAGCAGGCATGGCGTTAGGAGTTGCTTTATCAGCAACTTCTTTTTTTATCCTCCGCAAGCATAGCGGCAACCTCTACTCCCTGGAAAGGCGTATTGAGGATTTGGAATATAACAACTTGCGTGATGCCTACAGGCAGCAGGGCTACGAGGTTGATTAATCTAACCATGAAAGGACGGTGCGTATGAAGTGCCAAGACGAAACAGCAGCGTAATAGAGAAGAAAAGGGAATTTCACGGCGCTACGCAGTACCATAGCGGCTATCGTAAGGATTGTGCCGTTTGCCCATTTGTGGGGGTAAATTTCTCCTGTATAACAAGTGACGGGAAGTGCCTGAAAGCCCCCAAACGCAAGAAGAAGAAATCCAAACGGCGTATACCGTCAGCAAAACAGGCGCCGCAGGATGTGTATGCGAAACAGGCATATTAAGAGGTAAGGTTTATGGAAAGAAATTATGTAAGCCCTGAGCAGATAGAAAAAGCCAGGGCTGTAAATGTGTTTGACTACCTACAGCAAAACGAGCCTTATAATCTAGTACGTAATGGGCCTGACGAATACGAACTGAAAGACCATGACAGCCTAATCGTCACGCCAAGCAACGGCAAATTTCATTGGACTTCCCGCGGTACAGGCGGCATAAACGCTATTGATTTTCTTGTAAAAGTTCGGGGCTATGGTTTTGTGGAAGCCGTGCAGAAATTAGCCGGTGATGTTTTATCATTTGACTATACATCCGATAAGCGCGCAACCTCTGATAAGCCCAAGATACCCAAACCCAAAGCACAGGAGTATGTGCCGTTTTTTGAGTTGCCGGAAGCGAACAGCCATAATGATGATGTAATTGAATACCTCAAAGGGCGCGGTATACCCGAAAACATCATAAATGCCTGTATTGAGAAGAAATTGCTTTATCAAACCGTTAAATACAAAAGGATGCTGTCCCACGTTGTTGATGGTAAGGAGGAACCGCTCTACCAAGTTATAGACGGTAAAAAGCTACGGCGTTATGAAACTATCAAGGGCGGCTGTGTGTTTGTCGGCTATGATAAAGAAAATAACCCCAAATTCGCCTTTGAACGTGATACTAAATCAGACCACAAAAAGGATATGGCAGGCTCCAACAAAGCGTTTGGCTTCTGTATGCCGCCATCAATCGGCGGCACGAAAAATCATAAGTCCAACATGTTCCCCAACGGGGAACAAAACGAATCTGAAAGGCTCTATATTTTCGAGGGCGCCATAGACTGTTTAAGCCATGCCGCAATTACCCAAATAGGCGGTGTGGACTGGGATGGCTACAGGCTTTCATTAGGCGGCGTATCAAGTTTGGCGTTAAATACTTTTCTTGAAAATAATCCGCAAATCTCCGCTGTATATCTTTGCTTGGATTACGATAAACCGGGCAAAGAAGCGACAGAGCGTATCAGTAAGGAGCTTTTAGGCAATGACAGGTACAGCCATATCAGTATATACGCCGCCCCGCCGCCTGTGGGGAAAGATTTCAATGATACTTTGAAATTTATGCAGAAAAAAATAATAGAAAGGGATTTACAGGCGGAGAATATTGCTGACGATACTGCTGATGCAGGCAGGTCTGATAATTTATCCTCTGCTAACCGGCATCACCAAAATACCCATGACATTCAAAAACTAAGTGTCGGCAAAAAGCGTTCCGAAACAGCGCTTTAAACATAACGGCTATTAATATAATGGCTATTACTGATAATGGCTGTGTAAGGAGGGATGCCGCCTACAAATAAAAAACAAGAGGGGAAGTGATAAATGAACGAAGTATCTGATTCTATGCTTGAACAGGAAAAGGCCGCCGCCAGATTAGCTTCAAGAGGTGCGTTTAAGGTTGCCATACCTTTAGCGAAATTATCCGCCGCAAGTTTAGCGGTATCTTGTAAGCTGGCGCTTGGCTTAACAAAGGGATTTACGGACTTAACCATTGACGGGATTAACACGGCCAGGGCTTCATCCGGCAAGAATAATTCCGGCACGGAGCATAAGCACATCAGAGGTTTTGGCAGCAGTTATAAAAACATCAAGAAAACCGCAGACAAGAAAGGCACAGCACTTGAAAACATAGGCGTGTCCGACAAAAAAATGCTGGGCTTTGAAACAATAGCCAGACAGTACCGCATCAGTTATGGACTGAAGAAAAATGAAGGTTCTAATCCCCCAACTTGGCAAGTGTATTTCATGGCAAAAGACAAGGCGACAATGGTAAACGCTTTTAGGGATTTTACCAACCGTCAGCTATCCAATAAGAAAGAAACACCGCTGGAACAGTTTCAAAGAATGACTTCCAGAATGGCAGACCATGTTAAACCCGAAAAAATCATGCGGCAGACGGGGCATCAGTTATGAGCGGCTGGAAGTATTTAGCCATATACGCAAGCGCCTTTCTCTTTATCTTTATCGGCGTGTGGATTGCAAATGAGATGTACATAGGTGTTCCGATACATAGTGCTTTAATGGCGTTAATTGCTGCTACGCTGTTTATTGCATTTATTGGGTATCAGCATCTAAACAAGAAGAAATACCGCCAGGACAGAGAGCATGGCTCGGCGAGATGGGGAAATAAAAAAGACGCAAAAAATTATATTGACCCCAAGCCCGAAAATAATATAATATTAACTCAGACAGAAAGCCTTACCATGAACAGCCGTCCAAAGCCGGTTAAGTTTGCCAGAAACAAGAATATTCTGATAATCGGCGGCTCCGGTTCGGGTAAAACTCGCTTCTACGTCAAACCAAACCTGATGAACTGCGAATCCAGGGATTACCCGGTTTCATTTGTAACCACAGACCCCAAAGGCTCGATTTTAGAAGAAGTCGGGCAGATGCTCATAGATAAAGGCTATAAAATCAAGGTGTTAAACACTATTGATTTTGCCAAGTCTATGAAATATAATCCTTTTGCCTACATTCGCTCGGAGAAAGATATACTCAAATTTGTAACAACACTCATATCGAACACGAAGGGCGAAGGCAAGGACAGCGGCGAAGATTTCTGGGTAAAGGCCGAAAAAATGCTGTATCAAGCATTAGTAGGTTATATATGGTATGAGTATGATTTGGAACACCAAACTATGAATACACTCGTATCAATGATTAACCAAATGGAAGTGAGAGAAGAAGATGAGAGCTTTAAAAATCCAATCGACCTTCTGTTTGAGGAACTTGCGGAAAAAGACCCTGAACACTTTGCCGTGCGCCAATATGCCAAGTATCGCCTAGCTGCCGGAAAAACAGCTAAGTCGATATTAATTTCCTGCGGTGCGCGCCTTGCCCCATTCGACATCAAAGAAGTCCGGGACATGATGAGCCAGGATGAATTGGAATTGGATAAACTAGGCGGCTTCAAAAAGCGCATACGCAATAAAAAAACCGGCGAATATGAGGAGAAGGTTATAAAACGAAAGACTGCATTGTTCGTTATCATTTCTGATACGGATGCGTCCTTCAACTTCATTGTAAGCCTGATGTACAGCCAACTCTTCAATCTTTTATGCGATAAAGCAGACAACGAATTTCGCGGGCGCTTGCCGGTGCATGTTCGCTGTTTGCTGGATGAATTTGCAAATATTGGCATGATTCCCAATTTTGAGAAACTCATAGCAACAATCCGTTCCCGTGAAATATCCGTATCGGTAATCTTGCAGGCAGAATCGCAGCTCAAGGCCGTTTATAAGGATAACACGGACACCATCATAGGGAATTGCGACACACAATTATTCTTAGGCGGCAAGGAAAAAACCACGCTCGAAAGCATCTCCAAGATGCTCGGAAAGGAAACAATCGACAGTTTTAACACCTCAAAAAGCGGCGGCAGCCAGAAAAGCAACTCAACCTCATATCAAAAAATGGGGCGTGAATTGATGAGTATGGACGAAATAGCAGTTATGGACGGTTCCATGTGTATCTTGCAGATACGCGGGGAGCGTCCTTTTTTATCTAAAAAATTTGATATTGAAAAGCATAAAAACTATAAACTGCTCTCCGATTTTGACCCCAGCCGCCATCTTGATGTTAAAAAGTTTCTCAGTACGGATATTGAGGATAAAGAGCTTCAAAAAGGTGATGTGTATGTTTTCGACCAGAGCATCCTATACGGAGCGCAGAGCGGCAAATCACAGAACCAAATAATAAAACCAGAAAAGGAGATTAGGAATGACTAAAATAAACAGAGTTTTAACAAGGTCTAAAAAAATGATAATGGCGGTATGCGCCGCCTTTATCGCATTGGTAGCAATGGGTACGCCGGTCTACGCGTCAAACACAACGGACATCAGCAGCATTATAGACAGCGTAATCAGCTTTCTGTCCTGGGGTGTTGGCGGTATAGGCGGCTTTTTGGCGATATTCGGCATTGTTACCCTGGGCATTGGCTTTAGTGGTGATAACGCTTCCGAAAAGCAAAAGGGCATTATTGGGCTTGTAGGCGGCATTATTGTTATCGGTGCGGCTATTCTAATCGGTTCTGTAGGGCCGACACTCATTTCTGCCCCGTCATTTTAATATATAGAGCAGCGCACAACAACATAAACCCCACTTGTGTCCCTGCTGTGCTGCAAGTATTCCTCTGCATGGTGCATTTGGGTGGTTACTTCATTAACTGTAAGGGGGGTTGAATAACACATATTAAGGAAGTGATTGCGTGAGTAAATTGAAAATCAACCCAGAGTTTAAGAACCTAATCCCGCCATTACAGGAAGATGAGTATAAAACTCTTGAACAAAATATTCTTGCTGACAGCAAGGTTCGAGATGCACTCGTTCTGTGGCGAGGTACTCTAATTGACGGTCATAACCGCTATGAGATAGCAACCAAACATAGTCTGCCTTACGAGGTTATGGAAAAAGAGTTTGAGGACGAAGATGCGGTGATGCTGTGGATTATTGATAATCAGCTTGGACGGCGTAATGTGCCGCCGTTTGCCATGATTGAGCTTGCACAGCAGAGAGAACCGCTATTTAGGGCTATGTCAAAAAAACGACAAGGCGCACGCAACGACCTGAACATTCCGCAAGTACCAGCGGAATGTTCATCAAACAGGCATGAACGTGAAACCAATGTTCAACTAGCCAAACTTGCTAAAGTTTCTCGCGGCACTTATGAACAAGCCAAAAAAATCATCAAGAAAGACCCTCCGCCGGAAATACTGCAAGAATTACGTGAGGGTAAAAGAAGTATCCACGCCACCGAAAGGGAACTGCGGGTTGGCTCAAAAGTCTGTGAATTTTGCGGTGAGGAAAAACGCTTATCACGCTTTCCGGTTGAAGGCAGTAAAAAGTGTTTGGATTGCAAGGGCAAAAAAGTTGAAAAACTAATCACGTCCACGCCTGATAAAGCTATTTCAGGCAAAGTTGCAGAAAATCCTCAAGTCAAAGATGTTGAGCTTGCCGCTATTTCCGAAGATGTGGACAATGTAGAAGGTACAGGCAACGTCGTTAGTGATGATACTATTGACGATGACAACGAAGAAAGCAAAGAACGCAAAGAACGCGAAGCCTTTGAAGATGTTGAGGATAAGTATGAGGACAGCGAAGAAAGTGATGTGCCTGATATTGATATACCTGATTACAATACCCCTGATTTATCAGAAAAAATCCCCAAACCCACTCCCCAACTCACCAACAAACGCTCCATCGCTGACATAGCACTAGGCACACCGTCAAGCAGAACCGTAAACGATTCAAAGGAATACAGAGATGCGCTACAAAAAACGCGGGATAACGTCAAGCAGATGGCTGAATATTCACGCAGCCATAAACGCACCATTGAGGAATTTCAACAAGTATTTCAAGCTAATGCTGAAAGGTTAGTTGATTCCATAAAGCATCAATTTAAGTTCATGGATGCCGAAACATGGGCAGACCCGGCAAACAAACAAATAGCCTGTTACCAATTAGACGAATTGGTACAGGCTATTACTAATTTTAAGGAGGAATTTTTAACATGGAAATAATGACTATTAACAGCCCGATGGTAAAAGACTTCATCACCAAGAAAACATATAGCCGCGAACTTTCTTCTGACTTGCTTATTGACGGCGATTACCAACGCCCTTTGTCAATGAAAAGGGTGCATGAAATTTGTGATGATTTTAATGATAATGTAGTAAATCTCATTAAAGTTTCACAGAGGGACGGCAAATTTTATGTCTTTGACGGACAGCACACAAAGGCCGCATTGGAGAAGCTAAACGGCGATATGCCCCTAATCGTTGAGGTAATGATTTTTGAGTTTATAGGTCTTACATCGGCAGAGCAAAAGCAAATTGAATCGGAGTTGTTTGCCATACAAGACGGCATATTCCGCTCTGTTGAAAGCACTCCGCGATTTAGAGCCTTATTAAGAGCCAACGACCCAGGCGTAACACAATTTCACGCCGTTACTAATTCGGCAGGTGTGCTAATGGATTTTACAAGCGGCAGGCAAGACCGCAAGCTGGTGTGTTTCAAGGAAGCATGGAACGCATGGAATAGCTTAGGCAATTCCCTATACACAGATATGCTAAAAGTTATTCTTGATGCTTGGTGCGGCGATAAAACCAGCTTCCAAGCCCCGATAATCGGCGGTCTTAGCAGATTTATCAAGGCGCATCACGATAAGTACAACCGCGGCGTTTTAATTGACTGCCTTTCGGCGGTATCGCCCACATACATCATATCCGAGGGGTTGAAAAACTTTGAAAGCTCTAAATTTAAGTACATGAGAGAAGTTTTAAAGCTTTACAACAAAGAAGTGAAAAGACGGCAATAAGCAGTATGCTAAACCATCCTGTACCCCACCGGGGGACAGGATGGTTTTATATTGGAGCGTAACGGAAACTGGCGTTGGCGAAACGCCGGAGTAACGCAAAAGAAAGAGAGGTGATTTTTTGGATTGGCTTTTAAGACCCATAGAGCGGTCATTACGTGAAGCCATAATGGATATGCTCGGCAATATACTGGGCAACTTTAATGAAAGTGTGGCAGGTGCGGGTGATACCGTAAGGCTGACCCCTATGGAGTTTGACGCTAATGTTTTCAATATGCTCCGCGCCTTATCAGATAACGCAATCATGCCTATTGCGGGGTTGATTTTAACCGTCTTAATGACCTATGAACTGATTAGTATGCTCATGGCTAAAAACAACATGAGCGATATAGAGCCGGCCATGTTTGTTAAGTGGGGTATAAAACTCGTAATAGGCATTGCGTTTTTAAGCAACGCTTTTACGATTGTAAACGGCATCTTCAATATCGGAGCATTGGCAATCACGGCCGCCGCAGGCGGCAGCGGCGGTATAGGAGCAGACGGTAACTGGCTGCTCAATTTCATGCCGTGGCTTGTAGGCGCAATAGGTGTGCTGATTACCTTCTTTGGTATAGCCGCATTGGGTATAGGGTTTAGCAGCGATTCCGCAGCGGAAAAGCAAAAAGGAATTATCGGCACAATCGGCGGCATTATCGTTATAGGTGCAGGCGCTTTAATACGCACGGTCGGAAATATGCTGACCGGGGCAGGCTCCGGCGGTATGACCGGCAATACGGTGGATATGCAGTTTGGCGGGCCTGCTGTTATGGCTAACATAGAAGCGGGACTGGAAAACATGAGTATCGGGCCGCTGCTGAGTATGTTTCTTACGCTGTTTTTGATACAGATTATTTTGCTTATCGTGGGCGCATTGGTAACGGTGATTATCATACATAGATTCATTGAGATTTACATGTATGTATCGTTATCGGCTTTGCCCATGTCAACATTCGTAAACAGCGAAATGAGTAGTATAGGCAAGAATTACGTTAAGACCATAGCCGCGTACTCGTTTCAAGGGCTGTTGATTATTGTCGTTTTGAACATTTTCGGCACATTGGTTGAATCGCAGATTTCAGCCAGCATTGCGGCGGCTGTCGGTGACGGCTCTGATGCCGGAGGGCTTGGCGGTTCCATGTTCCTTTTGGCCGGATTTTGTGTCTTGCTGGCGTTTGCGATTATAAAAACAGGTGCAGTAGCGAAGTCAATATTTAATTGTTAATTTTTTTCATGGGGCTTCGTGAGATTTGTGTAAATAATAATTGCAAATAACAGCTAATAAGGAGTAAGGTAAAGGCGGCGTTTGCTGTGCTGTATTCGGCAAATCCTATGAATACCAAGCCGCCTATAATATATCCAAGAAAACAGTATGAACGATTACATAAAAAATCAAAACGAATTGAGAGGTGACGCTATTTCAGAAATACTAACATTAGGTAGTCTGTTTGACGGAATCGGCGGTTTTCCATACGCCGCACAGCTTGAAGGTATAAAACCCGTGTGGGCAAGTGAGATTATACCCCATGCCGTATCGGTAACAAAAAAACACTTCCCCAATATGCTCCATCTGGGGGATTTAACAAGGATAGACGGCGGCAAGATACCTCCTGTAGACATCATAACATTTGGCAGCCCCTGCCAGGATTTATCGGTTGCGGGCAAACGTGCGGGCCTTTCGGGAGAAAGGTCATCTTTATTTATGGAAGCAATACGAATAATAGAAGAAATGAGGTGTGTAACTGAAAACAAATACCCAAAATACGCAGTCTGGGAAAACGTCCCGGGGGCTTTGTCAAGCGGAGCCCCCAAAGGCTCTGACTTTAGGGCTGTTATCGAAGCGTTCACAAAAAGCGAAATTCCAATGCCTGACAGCGGAAAGTGGGCTAACGCCGGTCTGGTTGGAAGCAATGGAGTTAGTATCGCTTGGCGGATTCTTGATGCCCAATACTTCGGAGTACCCCAGCGTAGGCGTAGAATCTTCCTTGTGGCAAGTTATGGAGAGCAATGCTCCGGTGAAATATTATTTATCGAAGAAGGCTTGCGAAGGGATAATCCGCAGGGCTGACAAAAGGGGTAAAACCCTGCCCAAGCTGCTTGAAATAGCTTTATTGTACAGAATTGCAACGGCTGATAATTACGCTTTGAAACAGAATAACAGTAATCTTTTCGTCACTATTTCCGATAATATCACTTGTTTACCATCGGGGCATATGTATGACGATAAGTTAAAAGCCATGTATGGATTATGCTCCAATAACAGCAACAGCATGAAATCGCCTAATCCCAACAGCGGCATATATGAAGCCGATACCACACGCACCCTTGACAGTCAAGGCGGCAATCCATCATGCAATCAGGGCGGCATGATTATTGTTGAATCGGTACAGGCTGAAAACATAGGATTCTGTATAGGCACTGATGTAAGCGCCATGTTAATCCTGAATGACCAGGGCGGCGAAAGTATGACGGTTGAAAAATCGGATATATCGCCAACCTTGCGGCATGAAACACATGGGCATCTTCCGATAATCGTAAAAGAAGCCAAAGCCGTACATGAAAGCATTGCCGGTGACAGGATATATATTTCTGATACCGCGTATGCTTTACGCTCCGGCAAAAAGCCAATGATATTAGAAGAAATAAACATCCATCCCGATATTGCGCCTACCCTCACCGCATCCGCAGGCGGCACATCCAGACCCGGCGGCGGTATAGGCAATGAAACGGATTATTACATGGCCTATGCGCTTCAAGGCAACATGATAGGTAGAGCCGACCACAACGGGCCGCAGGGTGACGGCATAAATATGAATAGCTGCTTTACGCTTAATGCTACAGACCAACATGCGGTAGCTTTTTTTAATCACGGACATACCCAAAGCGTACCCAAGCCGGGAGATACAGCTTCATGCCAAATGGCAAGGCAGTATAAGAAAACGCCGGTGGATTTGGTTGTGCATAAGCACTTTATTGATACCGGCATGATGAGCATTAAAGAAAGTGAAACGGCCAGTACACAGACAGCGCGACAGTATAAAGGCACTGTAGATTTTCTCGTATCGGTAAACGCAAACTGCGGCCATTCCAGATACACAGAAGGGGTTTTTGGCACATTAAACCGCTGTGGCGGTGAGATGGGCGGCGGCTCAGCAGTTTTGCTACGCAAAACCGGCCTTCGGCCGCCGGACTTCTTTCCGGTGCATGGGGAAAGTCTTGTGGTACAGCCGTATTACATAGTCCGAAGATTAACGCCGACCGAGTGCGAACGCCTACAGGGATTTCCTGATGATTGGACGAAATACGGTGCTGACAGCGTAAAAGAAATAGCCGATACTCCTCGTTATCAAATGTTGGGCAATTCCGTAGCAATACCCTGTGTGCGGTTTGTCCTTGGAAATATCGCAAGGTTTGAAAGAGAAATAAATGTTGGAAAGGCGGTGGTCGTATCGCTTACGTGAGTGTGCCGAGAAATTTGAACGCCATAAAATCGAAATTTGCCGCAGGGCTGACAGGCTCTCAAATACTGCATATATTGGCCGGCGCTTCTATAGGTGTGCCTTTATTTTTTGCGGCAAGGGGTTCTTTGGGAAATGGGCCTGCAATGCTCATACTTTTTGCCTGTGTTGCGCCTTTTGCTTTTTTAGCTCTATATGAAAAGGACGGACAGCCGGCAAGGAAGTGGATATATATAATTTTGCGGCACAAGATATATCCCCAGCGGCGAATATATAAAACGCAGAATTTTTATAGCAAGGTAAACCATCTGGCCGAAAATCACGTTATCACAGCAAAAAAATCTAACTCAAGGGAGGTGACGCTTGACCCGAAGCAGAAAACCAAAGCAGGCAGTACAAAAAGAACGGCTGGCAAGAAACGTAAAAACGGTCAAGGGTAATAAAAAGGACTTAAAGGGTGTTAAAACCGGCAATGCCCCCAAGAAAAAAGGATTTTTAAGTCTGCTGTTCGGCGGCAAGGATGTACCCAAGACAGTGCAGGACACCATACCGTACAAGCACATTTATAAAGACGGCATATGCGCCTTGCCAGATGGGAAGTACAACAAAACAATCACTTTCCAGGATATTAACTACCAACTGGCGCAAACCGAAGACCAGCAGCGGATTTTTGACAGCTATTGTAAATTCCTGAACTATTTCGACCCGTCCGTAGAAGTGCAGCTATCGTTTGTAAACAAGTTCGGCAATAAGATGGACATAGAAGCGTCCATAGACATACCCGACCGTGACGATAATTTCAACTCAATCCGTGAGGAATACAGGGATATGCTTAAAAATCAGCTTGCCAAAGGTAACAACGGGCTGGTTAAACACAAATACATAACCTTTACCATAGAAGCTAAATCCCTGAAAGAAGCAAAAACACGCCTGGAACGCATGGAAGCTGATATGATAAACAACTTTAAGATGATGGGTGTACGCTCATGGTCGCTTAACGGCAAAGAGCGTGTACAGCTACTGCACAGCCAACTGCATCCTGACGGCAGAGAAAAAGTTATGTTTGACTGGAACGGTCTTGCCAAGACCGGCATGAGTACCAAAGACATTATCAGCCCTTCATCTTTTGATTTTAAGGGTACAAGGGATTTCAAGATGGGCGCTACACACGGCTCTGTGCGGTATGTGCAGATTATCGCAACGGAATTGCCGGATGATTTGCTTAACCAGTTCTTAAATATGGAAAGCGCCTTGACCGTAACCATCCACATGAAAACCATTGAGCATAGCAAAGCCTTAAAAATCGTTAAGCGTAAGATTACGGATATTGATTCCATGAAAATAACCGAACAGAAAAACGCAAGCAAAAACGGATATGACTGGGAAATAATGCCGTCCGACCTTATGACCTACGGCGAAGATGCTAAAAATCTGCTGAGAGAACTGCAATCCCGTAATGAGCGTATGTTCTTGGTTACGGTACTTGTTATGAACATGGCAAATACCAAATCTAAGCTGAATAACGAGATATTGACGGCATCCGGCATAGCACAGAAAGAAAACTGCGCCCTAAAGCCTTTGGATTTCCAACAGGAACAGGGTTTGGTATCAAGTCTTGCAATCGGCAAAAATGAAATTGAGATAGAGAGGACGCTTACAACCAGCAGCACGGCCATTTTCGTGCCATTTACCACATCAGAATTATTTGAAGATGGGCAGACAATGTACTACGGTCTTAATGCCTTATCCAATAACCTGATTATGTGCAACCGCAAAAATTTAATCAACCCCAAGGGCTTATACTGTAAAGGAAGGTTTTTAACCTCGAAATACTATATAAAGGCAGAAAGGGCAAAAGCGGTACACATACAGCTATCCGCACAACCACACGCACAAAACA